AACGATCACACCAAAGTTGCTTGACTGTGCAGAGTTATCTACAGTGTCAGAACCTGTACCAACTGATGGTAGGTTTGAAGACTGATAGATTCTGAAGCCATGCAAGTTGTTGATGACTAGACCATTACGTAGACCACCTGATTCACCGTAATCAGAATTTAGGAGGCGTGAATCTTCATCACGAAGGATCTCCATAAATACTGGGTCAACGACGAGCCATCTACCGTCTTTATCAACTTGTTGTTGATCAAGCAAACGAGCCATACGAGCTACGATCATGTTAGGTGATACGTAACCTGTTGGTAGTGCTGTAGCACCTGGTAGACGTGCAGCAACAGGAATAGAGTCACCTGTTGAACCTGCTGTTGTCAAGTTACCAAAGTTAGGACGAGTTAGTTTCATTGAAGAAAGCAATTCGTCAGAACCTGCAGTTGAAACAGCTTTAGTACCGTTAACAGTTGTGTTAACAGTGTCTGCTGCTGAATGTAGTGCAGACTGTGCATAACCTGATAGGTAGCCAAGAACTTCTTGGTCATGTTGATCAGCTAGACGATAAGCTGCACGGTCCGTAGCCAATTGCATAAAATTGACGTGACTATGAGCTTCTTCGATATCGTCTACCTTGAAGGCGAAATAGTTACTCTTGTCTACGACTAGAGAGAAGTCTTCATCATCAAGATCTTGTGCTGTGATCTGTGTGCCACGAGCATAGGACGAGACCGAAATCTCAGGTTCTTTGATAATTCTGACCGTATCACCTTGGGCACTGATCTCCCCAAAATAATCAGAGTTCGTGATATCACCAACTACTGTTTTCTTCCTAAAGGCAAGCTGGACCTTTTTGGAATAGATGACGCTGGAAAAGTTACCGTTTGGTAAGTTCCCATAGCCACTTGCTGAAGTAAAAGCCATTTTGAAATCCTCCATGATATTTGGCTTATGAATAAAGCTAAACACCTTTAAAGAGGCTGTTACATTTTCTAGGGTGCAGATAGCACTTAGTTGGCCTACCAAGTGCTTACTGGGCCTATACTTGAACAGGTAGTTCTTTTATAGTTTAGACTTTTGGAAAAGTATCTCGTAGAGGTAGTCCCTAAGGGAGGCTCTACTTATAGATACACGTAGTTATATGTAACACTTTGAAAGTGTCAACCTTTTATCTGGCACCGCCAGACACATCATAAACGAATTTACCAGACCTCATGGCCTCGTTTATTTCGTCTTGACGTTTCTCAAACTCCTTGTCTGACATCTTAGCTACATCAGATTCTTTGATTTGACCTGATATACCTTTGGCATCAATAGAAGCACGAGATCCTTTTGTAACAGATGAGGCTGCAGCTTTTCTATTATCTCTTTTAGCTGCAGGTGTCATACCGTTATCAACTTTGTAAAGATCAATCACACGAATAACAGAAGCAGGATCATCCATATTTTCATAGAGTGCATCCTTAACCCATTTAGGTTGTTCTTCTGCCCAGTTATGGAACTCATCTGATTGTCTTAATTCATCGAAGTCATCATGAGCTTTACGAATAACATTCTCTGCTTTCATTCGTAGTGCTTCATTATGAGCTTCATCTAATTCTTTTAGACGTGACTCAGCTTTGCTGAACATTTCTTTTGCTTTCTTAGAAGCAATCTTTTCAACAATACCTGCTACGTCTGGGTACTGTTTTGCCCAAGCATCAATGTCTTCATCAGACTTAGGGGGAACAACAGTATCTGTAGCTTTACGTTTTTCAAGAGCTTCAAGGCGTTCATTCCATTCCTTTTCTTTCTCTTGCATGTGTCTACGTAGATCACCGTAACGTTTCTTGAAAGACTTCTCTTCAGCACTTAGTCCTGACTCATCGTCTTCTTGTGCTTCCCCTTCCTGGGATGCTTGTTCTTCTTGTTGGGTATCACTTGTGGCTTGTACCTTGGTGTCCTCAGTACTCTCGCCACTGGGTTCACTTTCAACAATTTCTTCACCACGAGCTTCTGCCTCTAATCTTGCAATCTCTTTCTCTTCTTCTTCCATACGTTTTTGTTTACGTGCATAGTTAGAACCACGTTGAACAAAACCTGCTGTCTTAGGGGTTTCCATTGTCATCATTTCAGGCATATCATTTTCCTTATGTTGGGGCCAGGGTTTATTCCCTGGGTAGCCTTATCGTTATTTCTTCTTAGCCTTTTTTGCCATCAAGCCGCCAGATTTAAATCCAACTTGTCCTGATGTATTTTTACCAGATTGTATGTCTTCAATTTTAGCAGTAGTTCTTTCTAGATTTTTTGTAGCATCTTCTAGATCAGCAGCTTTTTCCATAATCTCTTTTGTTTGATCAATGCTTTTCTGTGTAACAATCTGTGGTCCATCGTCATCATCATTCTTCTTAGACGAGTACTCAGATACAGCCTTTGTAGCTGCTTCTTTCTGTGGTGATACTTTGGGAGCAGATTTAGCAGGAGTTGTTGGTTTAACACTCTTGCCAAGAATCTGCTCAGTAATTGTAGGATCTTTCTGTATATCAGCAGCAATTCTGTCACCGTCAATCCAAGCATTAGGAAGTGAGTTAAGAACTGGATTTGCTGCTACAAACTCTCTAGCTTTACCTCTGAGTTGTTCTGCTAAGTCTTTGTTACCTTGTGCCTCTGCTACAATAGCCATAGCATTTACTCTAGCTACACTTGTACCAAGTTTAACTGTGTCAATGACACTGTTTGCTTTACCTTGTAGGTTTTCGTTTGCCCATGCCATAGGGTCAGTAATATCTTTAGTCCACTCGTTAGGATCTTTAGGTTCTGAGGGAGTGGCAGGAGGTCTGCCATCACTCTCATTATTGTTACGTACAGCTTGTGATGTAGCTTGCTGTGCTTTCTTTAATGCTGCACTACCAAATTCATAGTAAGGAGGAACAGTGTATTGTTCGTCTGACTTGTTTCTTAATTGTCCGTTAATGTACTCAAGTACTTTGGTTTCACCTGTTTCAGCATTAACGTAAGTCTTGAATGTTGTAACACTTTCTTGTTGTTGACCACCACCTAGAGTACTGCCACCTACTACACCGTAGTTCATAGGGTTAAAGTTCTGAGACATTTGTTGTGCTTGATTTAAACCACTTGGTTGTCCAGCCATATAGGGTCCAGTGTTAGCAGCAACTGGCATACGAGCAGGAGCACCAGCTTGTGGTTGACCACTCATGTTCTGTTGTACTTGATTAGGGGAGAGAGGTTCACCACCAATTCTACCATTAGCTTCCATATTCTGCAAGCCAGACTTTGCTTTATTACGTAGATTCTCAAAGAAGTTTACTCCGTAGAACCTTAGAACGTCAGCAGGAACAACGTATTCACCTTCGGACAACATAGCAGGAATATCATCTCTGACCTCTGAAGCCATAGAACCAGGAGGAATCTCATTGCCTGACACTGGGTCTCTCTTCATACCATCGTCTTTGATACCACCTTCTTGCATGAAGGCCATTTCCATTTGTTCGTTCATAACTGGGCCACCTTGGTTAAAAGTTCTTACTCTAGAATAGACTGGATGTTCTTTACCACGTACAGAGATAGTACCTACTTGTGGGCCAAGTTCTATCTCACCAACAACAGTTGGTCTAAGTCTTGGCTCTGTTTTAGAGTTAGGATACTTCTTTAAATTAACACCTTTAGAGAAGTCAGTCTCTATTGTGTAGTAATGTTTACCCTTGTTCTCCACAGAGATAAGAGTAGCAATGTCTTCCATACCCTCAGGAGCATTCTTCCACTTCCAACCTGCTTTCTTTTTAAACAGGTTTGTTTTGATTTGTGTCTTACCCTTACCAGTAGATCCCACTGATTCAACATCATCATTAGAAACTTTAAATGATGGCTTACCATCAGGAGATATCTTTAGGGTAGCAGCAGAAACATTTCTACCAGAGATAACCTCACCTGTAGCAGGGTTTAAGTAGTCACCACCTTTAGGTCTAGCATCTTCAGGAAACATTCTTTCTGGTTTTGGAAACACAGAAATCATTTCTGGTGCATCATCCATCACCTCAGTTATCTCACTACCAAAGTGAATTGAGACTCTGTTGTTGTTTGTAGATTCGTAGATCTCAACAGGGTGATCACCTACTTTAGGCTCTGTGGTAAAGGATACTTCAGTGTTAGGGACTGGATCTCCCTTTTTATTAGCACCAGAGTCTTTTGCAAAAATAAGATGAGCTTTACCCTTTTTTCCTTCAATAGGAACAAATTGATAAAGACCAGGCTCACCCTTTTGAAACTTCAAACCAAAATTTTCCATGTCATCATAAGACATGTATATTGTTTTACCACTGGTAGGTTGTGTGACTACTTCACCACCTACTTCGTCTGGTGCTCTTTCTCTTGTAGTTCTAGAACCTTCTTCAACTTTGTAAGTTGATCCTCTTCCTGTTTTAAATCCTTTGATAAGAGATTGTCCTACTTTCTTAGCAGGGCCAAGTCCAAGGAGATCTGGTGCAACTTCAAGTGCTATGTTACTCCAACTTGGATCTTCTACGATAGAGTCTACTGTACCTACAGGAGTGAAGTCTAAACCAGACTCTGCCATTTGAACACTGGTTGGCTTTTCTTTTCTGTAGTCACCTGTCAGTGGGCTGGTAAGGAAGTCTAAAGCTTTAGAGGCAAAACCACCTTCGTCAAAGCTTGTCATTGGAGTATTAGAGGGAGACATAGGATTCTCTTCCAAAGACTTCATGTCAAACCCTTCACCTTCTTTTTTCAAGAAAGCATTGAAGTCTGCATTATCTCTAGCAAGTTCTTTAGTAAACTCGTAGTCAATGTCGTTGTAAGTAATTCTACGAATAGCTAAAATGTTTTCTTTAGCATATTCTCTGATGTTTACTGCATCGCCTTGATTACCCCCTAAAACAGAGATGTAAGGTGAATCAGGATTATTGTTGATATCGTCTTTATCACCTACGTAGAAGGTAGCATGATCACCTCTACCGTCACCGTCAAAATCAAGAACAACAATATCACCCTCTGTGATGTTATTCATTTCTACAGGTGAACCGTAGTTTTTATACTTGTCTGCTCTAACTCTGTCGTATCTGTCTTTTGATCTAAGAGGATCTGCACCAAGATCACTCAGAACTTGACTGACAAAGGTAGCACACCAAGCTACTTCAGTAGGATTCCAGTCTGGGTCAGCACCAAGAGCATTCTTAAACATACCCCTGATTGCTTTATTACCTTCAGGATTGTACTCAGCAATACCACTTAAGTACTTTGTTTTATCTTTAGATATCTTTTTAGCTATTAGATATCCTGCATCAATGGCAGCATCAATAGGACTTTGTTTAGGTTTTGGTGGTGGATTCTTTAAGTAATCTTCTACCTCTTCCATCAAGTCTTCAGACAAACCTAGCTCACCTTTAATGGTTCCAGCAAACTGTTGGGTCTTGTTTAGATCCATTTCTGGTTCATAAGATGGTGGTGGAGTTTCCTGTTCCCCACCAAGTGCAGGAGGCATCATACCTGTGAGATTAACCATTCACTTCGTCCCTAAGTCTTTTTAATCTACGAAGACAGGTTACATGTCCTTGCAACCTGTAGAAGTCTTCTGGTGTTGTAGCCTGTTCCATCTGGATATGGACACGTTCAATCTTAATGTCCATCTCTTCGAGGAAAGCATCCCAGATGTCTTTGTTGTTTACGAGTAGTTTAAGGCTCATCCTTGTCCTTGTCCTGTGTTACCTGAGAACCCTGGTTCACCTGGAGTAGGAGCACTACCTGTGCCTATCTGACCGCCACCAGAACCTTGTGTGTCCTGTGCCTGTGCACCTGCTGGTACTGCACCCTGTGGTGCTTGTCCTTGTGGGCCAGGTTGTTGTGGTTGCTGGGGTGGTGGATTAGCTTCTTGGAACTTCTTAAGGATCTCAGCTTGGATTGCTGCATCAGTCATTGAGTTTGCTACTTTATCAGGATCAAGATCCATAGAGTTTGCAATCTCTCTGATAATATAATCCATTTTAGCAAATGGTGCAAGTGCTGGATTCTGTACAACACCCAAGAACTGCATTAGACGTTGGCTACGTACTTCGTTAGCCATCAATGAGTTTGTACCTTCTGCTTTAACTTCTAAGTCACCCTTGATCTCAGGATCAAAGTCAAACTGCATGTTGAAGCTGAAGAATGCTTTAGCTAGTGGTCCAAGTAGGTAGTCATCAATGTTCTTAACTACTGTACGGATAGAGCCGTTGGCAGCAGACATAAGCATAGAAATACCAGAGGCAGTACGACCAACTCCCGATACGCCTGTTTGACCATGAGCAAAGGAAGGGAAGCCAGTTGATTCATCTGCTAGTACTCTCGCCTTGTCGAACATCTGCATGTTCTCATTAGATACGTTAGGGAACTTAGTGCCAAAGATGGCCTGTCCAGGGGCACCCCCCATTCTTCTCAGGACTTTGCCTGGGTAAATGGATAGGTCTTGACCAGGAGCTAGGTTTGTTTCATCCACTTCGATAAGAAGGTTACCCGAAAGTGCAGCATTATCTACACTCATTCTCATAAACCCATTCATTAGGGTCTGTGTATCATCCATATTTTCTGCTATACCTACCCCAAAGAATGAGTAAGGGTTTACTTCGTATGGTACAGCATAGTACGGAAGGATAGCAGGAGTAAACGGATTCATTACAAGACGTATAACCTGACCATTACAGATCCAGATATTTACTGAAAGTTGATCTTTGTCTTTCAATTCTTTTGGAATGTCTACGTCATGATCTTCTAGAATGTCTGTATCTACATAACCCCAGAACTCAAGGACGTTATAACGTTCTGCTCTAGTCTCTTGGTCTGCATCTTCCATGACTTGTTCCCACCACTCTTTAGTGTAGGACTCACCAAGTTCGATAGCAGTATCAATAGCATTATCTCTGAAGAATGGTCTATTCTTTAATGCTCTCATCTGAGAACGAGACATCTTATGACGTTCTACAACGTACTCTGCTTCATCCATGTTGTTAGCATCTGGATCAGGATAAAAGTTCCAGATAGAAACAGAAGCAGTCTGTGGAATAGTCTTGTACATAGGAGAGTAGTTACCCTCCTCATCCCAGTTAGGATATTCTTTGTCTAAAGCAAATGGCCCCTTCATAATACCTGTGCCAAAGAGAGCAGTCTCAAAGGCTGTATTACGAAGTTGCTTACTTGCATTAGATTCGTCTAGCTGATCATGGATTTTCTTTTCCATTTTTTTAGCAGCTACAAGAGCAGGATGGAAAGTAGGTTGAGTAGGTGTAGTACCTTCTCCCTCTTTCAACTGATCCATGACAGGTTCTAGTTTGGCTTTCATGCCACCTAGACGTTCACGTAGATCAATGATTGTCTCACCTGGTCTAAGTTTTGTGTCCTCTCCACCCATGTCAGGTTGCTTTGTAGCTTGTTTGATTTGAGGGTTTGTCTCAAAGTGTACAGCTTCTGCAATACCGTCAGGAAGTGTAGTGGGATTAATTGAGATAGGAAACTTGTGAGAACCAAATAGAACATCTACGATCTGACCGTAAGCAGCTAGAACTTTAGTCTTAGTTACTTTTACAAACACACGAGACTTTTCTGTTGAAGTAAACTGTACGTCTGGTCCGTATATACCTCTGTAGTTCTGGTATGCTTTGATCCAACGTTGTTCGTCTGTGTATCTAGCTTTTTCAGCTTTACTATAACGATCCTCAACAAAACCAACAATGGTCCCTACAGTAGGATCATTAAACGTTTCAGAGTCTTTTGTATCTTCTATGTAAGAGGAACTTGCCTCATCTATAGACAATTCGTCTGATTCAAAAATGTCATCTTCTTCCATAGGTATTCCTTAATAACCAAATGTTGGGTCTGATGCCTGAAAACCACTTCTCTGTGAAGAGGGATCAAAATCAAATATGTTGCTACGAGGTCTTGTCATAACACCGTATCTTAAAGCATCGTAGAGGTGATCCTCTGAGTTAGTATCTACATCCTCAGGGTTTCTTTTGTCTAGAGGAATAGAGGGAAGCTGAGATATAAGATGAGTGCAATTAGAAAATATGACAAGCCTTGGTTCCTCTGTAAACTCATCTGTTTGTAATCTTCTGTGTATTTCGTTTTTACCTGCTACACGAGATCCTTTTGATCTGTCTGCAGGTCTCCAACGACATCCTCTCATAATCATCTGTTCAGCAAGACTAGGGCCAGTATCACCACGATTATGCCAAAGAGAAGAGTCAAGAACTCCATACCTAATCTTCTCCTCTTGTTCTATGTCCAGGATCATGTCAGCCAAATCAGTGGCTATTATCTTAGATACATACAACTCTCTGTACACAATTAGCTGTTCAGATCCTGGAACAACTGCAAACCAGACTACACCAGTGTAAGACCCATAACCGTAATCACAAGCTCTGAAACGAACCCAGTTACTTGGTATGTCGTATGGATCAACAACGTGGATACGTCTGTTAAACTCTGGGAAAGCTGCTCCTTCGTTAATGTCCCAGTCACCTTCAAGCAACTGTCTTCGTTGATGTTCAGGCAGAGAAAGAAGGTTGGCTTCATACATTCCATCCTCAGACAGATAAGGGTTGTCGAAGAGGGTGGCTGGTATAAACTTCCTCTTGAATAGTGGCTCACCCTCTCGACTATGGCCCTTAGGCCAACAAATCGTTTCACCGTTTTCGTCTGTAGCCCAGAATGGTTTGTCTGGAGTATTAGGATCTATAAAAAGCTTTTTTACCCATTGGTGCCCAGGTCCACCTGGGTTGGATGTTGCTCTCATAAAAAGGGGTAAACCTGAGGCTTTAGTTGAACGAAGCCTTGATCTCATGTAGTTCCAGGCATAGGGGCTAGGCCACTGTGTGAGTTCGTCAAAGCCAATCCAGTTAAAGGCTTGACCTTGGTATCTCATAACATCATCGTCCCTGTCAAGGTAAGACATCCAAAGTGTTGCACCGTTAGGTGCTACCCAAGTCTTGTCCCTCTCCATGAAACGTATACCTGGAATTGCTTGTGGGTACAGTTGCTTACTTACAGAGATAAGTTCTCGAAGCTCTTCTGTACTACGACGAACAAGTAGCATTCGTGCATGTGGGTTTGAAAAGTACCTGACTGGATCTGCAACCAACGAAAAGCTTTTTCCACCACCTGCTGCCCCTCCATATAGGACTTCTTGTTCTGTTGCTGCTAGGAATCTAGTTTGTGGTCCTGGATTTGGTTCGAAGATCACCTTTTGTTTGACCACAGAAGGGGCAACACTCTCCATCTCTGAGTTCGATGTACTCATCGTCGGTTGCAAGACTTCTGGTGTGCTTTCCACCAAGTCTTTCTTCTTCGATCTTCTTGCTCTTCCTTGCCGCTTCTTTATACTTTTTGGCATACTGGCGGTAGTTGGACGAAGCTCTTCGTCTTTTTTCTTCCATTCTGACACGTTTGTATAACCCTACATGTGAGATGTTTCTACCAGACTGATCAGACAACCACTTAGCTACTTGTCTAACACTGTAGTCTTGAAGAAACTTCTTTGCTTTTTCTAAAAGTTCTAGTTCTTCAGGGATAGGAATCAGAAGCATTTCATCTTCTTCATCCTGTTTGTAACCAAATGGTACGTGTCTTCCTACTCTAATAACAGGATACCACTCTCCGTTATCTCCTTGTAATGGTATCTGCCAGTCTACTTTAGTTGGGTGTGAAGCTTCTGATGCTCTTTTACTCATCTTCTTTTGCTGGTAGGATGAAGAGTGGCTCTGCAGCTTTCACCTCTACCTTATCTGTTTTTGTAAATCCTGCACGATCTAGAATGTCTTTAGCTGCTAACATCTTTTCTTTTACACCCAGATCAGTAGGATCTGCCATAACAGAGAACATAGTGTAAGCAGCTTTGGTAGACGATTGTGCTATAAACTTCTTTGTAAGGTCTGCAATCTCGTCTGTCAAGGCATTAACGATACCTGAGGTAGAAACACCTTCAGCATACCCTGCAAGTTTCTTAGCAGTCACAGGATCTCCTTTGGCCTCATCGAAGAGGACATCAAGGAACTTCTGCTGTTTTTCTGTTAGGTTTCTAGCCATTATGTCACCATATAAATTATGAAGCCGAATATTCCAAAGCCAAGTATAAGTAAAAGAATACTTAATGTCCAAGTAATAATAGCTTCTTGTAGTTCAGCTTTACGATACTCTTGCTCTTTCTTTTGCTTTCGTATCTTTCCTTCGATAGCTACTAGCTCATCCCAAGCAGATGGCCCCATCGTAAAACTTATATAATCCTTCAATTCTTTTCTCATCTGCTCTGCTTTACGCTTTGCAGCAAAAACTTCTAAACTTTCTGCTTCTACAGAGCCTCCCATAGATTTCCACCAAGGAGGATTTTTAACTTGTTTTTCAGCTTGACCTAGATCTGCCATATGTCCTGCCCACTGTGTTAGTTGACTGGACATATCTTGCAGATCCTTGCCAATAGCAAACCCTTTCTTAAGGGCATTGAAGGCGACTGTCGCCCCACCAATAATTGTAACAGGGTCCATTCGCCTCCTCCCAAAGACTCATTAGACTTTATTTGTTATTAATTACAAACTCGTATAATGTCTCTGCTTGCTTCTTAACTTCTTCAGGTGTGTACATTTTTGGAATGTACCTCTTCCAAGCCTCTAAAGCTAAATCAGTATTCTCTTTAGATTGACTCATCATAGTACGAGCAATCTCAAGTTGTGTATCATATGCTTTGTCTAACATCTCTTTTGACATAGACAAAAGGTCTGTACGTATTTGATAAGGATTTGAAGTGTATTTTTCCATGTGTGTGTTTCCTTGTGTGTTTATAGTGTGTCGCCACGAACTATTCTTTTAATGTCTGCACGACCTATACCTAGATCGTTAAGCTCTCTGTCGGACATTCTCCAGAGATGCATCTCAGCAATACGAGCATTTGCTTGGGCTTGTCTTGCTTCAATTAGTTTGTTAAAGAATTTTTTAAACATTTTCTACTCCTTTTATGTTTAACCCTTCATGGGCAGGAGTAGTTATATGTCAATAGTTATACTACACTATTATAAAAATTGCAACCCCGTTACCCGACAGGCACAAAGGTCTCAACTACAGTAACGATAGAATCTATGTGCCCTGCAGATGTTGGAGTAATTTGAATCTTGTCTCCTGGTTCTAAAACAAGCTCTATACCTTGGAACTCTAGATAGTCGCCAGCATTCAAACTTTTACCTTCTACAAAGCCAGATGCATAAGTCTCTGAGGTATCATACCACTTGACACTAATAGTGTTAGTAGAACCACCTGAGTTATTTACAATAATATAAACAACCTCTGCAACACAGTTAGCAGGGCAAGTATATACATCTTCTGTTGTAGTTCCTGTATTGTGGCCCCACACAGAACGTTTACGTGAGGGCTTACCCTGTGTAACTAATGTCATTTCTTAGTCTTCTTACGAGTTACTTTTTTAATTACTTTTGTAGTCCATGCCTCATTGACATCAGGTGTAGAAGGATCATCTGCCATTAGCTGACCCTTCTCATTACGTGCACGAACCTTTTTGGTTTCTACTTGAGTGGATTCAATAAAAGAAAGTACTTCAGGATCTTTGGTTTCCCATTCACCATTAATTTTTTCAGCAAGAACGTCACCCATTCTACTGACTACTCTATCACCTTCTATTTTCATGATTACCTCTTCTTAGCCATTCCACCATAGAACATACCAGACTTACGGTAGTCAGACATGCCGCCTTTATTATAACGACCTTGTTTCATTTGCATACCGCCTTTTGAATTTCCAGACTTGTACTTATCAGGATTATTAGAAGAATCTTTAGTGATTTTTTTGTCAGCTTTTTTCTGTCTGATAACCCCAGTTGGGTTTGTTGGCCCTTCACCTGTGAAAGTATTTTTAAGAGCTATAGCTAAAGCACGACCTGGAACACTCTTATCAGAAGGTCTAGCATCTTGCATCTCTTTCATTAGATTCTTAATACGTTCTTTTTTAGTATCAGATATGTCAGAATCTTCTAGAGCACGTCTAGCTGTTGCAATAATCTCAGCATCTGACATCTTATTAGTAATTGCTCTGTTGGCTCTATCTACTTCATCCTTTTCAGCTTTAGTCATTACACCATATCCATCACCTGCAAGCTCTGAACCTGGACGTAGCTTAGGACGTGGAGAAGAAGACATCCCACCGCCAATGTCTTTACCTTTGGCATTAGCCCAAGCTGTAAGTGCTGAACCTTTATACTTACCCTTGTTCTTCTTCTTCCAAGCATCTAACTGCTCTTTGGTGACAGCAAGTTTCTTCTTACCATCCTTACCCATGAAATATATAGATCCTGCTTTTTGTGCAGCAGAAACAGATTTGTAGTCTTTATACGAAGCCATTATTCACACCCTCTAATGCCAGTATTTAATTTACCAGTGGAATGAACTAATCCACCATGTTTGTATCCGTGCTTTGCACCTTTCATCATAGTACCGTCTGGCATACGATGCATTGCTTGTCCACCTTTTTTGTAGCCCATCTTTTTGGCTACTTCTGGTGCTGCTTTCTTCAGGGCTTTCATCCCTGCATTCATTGGTTTTTTAGCCATACCGCCCTCTGCTGCTCTAAATGGTTTTACTTTCTTAGCTACACCTTTGGGCTGTGCTACAAACTGTTTACCCTTGGCATTGCCTTTTGCTTTTGCTGCATTGGTTGCAGCTTTCTCAGATGCACTCAGTGCACCCCAAGCTTTGTCAGGTAAGTATCTTTTCTTACCTTTAGAAGGAGATCCGTCAGAAGTTCTCCACTTCTGGTCTCCCCAATTCTTTAAAGACTTCTGTGGTTTCTTCATGATTTGTACCCACCACCTTTAGCTTTATACTGCTTGGCAACCATCTGAGCTTTACGAGCAGACCACTGACCAGGCTTACCACCTTTAGATCCTGCTTTAATACTTTGCACAAGCTTTCTTCTCATACCAGGTTTGGTATAGTTACCTGCTGCATTAATAGTATCTCCACCTTTAGACATACCTGCAGCTTTCTTTTTCTTAGCTATAGCAATAGCAGCTTGTTGTTTAGGGTTTTTACTGACAGTTCCACCTTTGTTATGCCCTGTGCTACTTTTCTTAGCTTGAATAGCTTCACCTTGCTTTACAGCATCAATACGCCTTTTGTAGACCTTTCCAGTCTTACCCCAACGATATCCACCTGGTACTTTTTCTACTGGCATTACGAACTAGTCCCTACTTCAAAACATGCTGGCACGGCATATACATTTCTTTTTAGCATACTTGCAGCTACAGCTTCTGCCTCTTCTCTACAAGATTTCTCACTATAAAAAGCTTCTGGTTTAGCTCTCACTTCACAGGATAGAGCAGAGGGATCAAAACAGACTAACATTATGGCAATCCACATTAGGAACCTTTCACCCATTTCTTAGATGGGGATTGAGTTTTGGAGGGAGACCACTTTACTTTATCAGCCCAGTATGCTGCAGACATCTTACCCTTTTTGATGTTCTTGGCGTGGCGAGACTTGAACGCCTCTCGTTGTCCTGCAGTCTGATTGGTTTTGACACCTTTCTGACCAAACTTGATATACTTATACTTACCACCTTCAGAGGCCATAACATGATGAGACTTACCACTACCATCATTCAGACGTTGTGGTTTGTTGACACCTTTAAGGCCAACGGCTTTCATCTTGTTCTTTACTCGTTCAGGTATACTCATGGTAATGTTAGGGGGAACATGGGACGTTCACTATCTTACCCCTACTCCTTTTACTTGAATCTATCGTACTTAGGATTATCTTTACGCCCAAATAACCTTAACACAAAATTCATGAAACCTCTAGCCATTTCTGTAGGTGTGGGCAACAACCAACCAAGGATGAGGAGTATAATAACCCAAGGAGGGATATTTGTGTTAAATATTTCTAAAGTTTCCACAGAACCTGTCTCAACTTCTTTTGTTGTTTGAACAACATCTCTACCTGCTGTTATCTCTTCTTCAAAGGTTACAGCAGCTTGTCGATTCTCTTTACCTATCTGAGCATTACTATTGACTGTAGGTCCACCAGATCCACCAAACGGAAGTAACGAGGTTAACCCACACCCAGAAAGAAATAGGAAGAGAACGAGCCATTTCATTTGTTTCTCAGTGTTTGCTCTATACTATCTAGCTTCATAAAGATAGCTTTGATGGTTTCTTTCATCTCTTTCATTTCTCTGTCGTGATGAAGAGATCTTGATTCATGTTGAGCCTGAATGACTGCAATATCTTTTTCGTTCTTAGTTACTTTATTAAAAAGTACCCAGACAACTACAATAATAGGTGCTACAAGCCACTGCATTACTATGTCAATCATCTCATACATAGCTTACATCTTTTCGAAGTGTGGGGCATCAATGAAGGGTCTACGACCTTGTGACCTACGTAAGTCTACGTAAGCATTCATAGCATCCTCTGCTGTTCCAGGGTAAGTTCTAATATCACCTTCAGACCATGCTGCTCCCCACTTCAGAGGGCAACCTATTTCGATAGCAGCTTCTTTCATAGCATCACAGATGTCATCATAGACGTTCAGTTCCCAACTTACGTTAGAACCAAAATAAGCTACTAGGTCTACGGCATGGCTGTACCCATCATCTTGGATCAAGTGCTTACTGTTCATAGTCTGAGATCTACCAGAGTTGTACAACTCTTCCTGCTCTGCATAGGTTCTGACCCCATACGTCACACC